CGAAGCCCTTGATGTGCTGGTCGATGGGGCGGCCGCCAAGGTCGCAGCCCACGGGCATGGGCACCTCCGCCCAGCCGAAGCGGCCCAGCAGAGCGCCCACCAGGTAGTAGCTGGCGCGGATTTTCCGGGCCAGGCCGTGGGCGATTTTCCGGTTGCGGATGCCGGAGCAGTTGATTTCTACGGTAGTGCGGTTGACGGTGCGCACCTGCGCGCCTAAGTCCTGAAGAATCTGTAAAATCAGTGTCACGTCGCTGATCTGGGGAATATTTTCGATACGGCAGGGCCCGTTGACCAAAAGCGCGGCGGGAATGATGGCAACGGCGGCGTTCTTTGCGCCGCTGATCTGGATGGTACCGCGCAGGGGAACTCCGCCCCGAACCTGATACTTTGTCAAAATAGCACCCTCTCCAAACGATTTAAGATGGGATTTTTAGATATATACAGCGCAAAACACGCTATAAGTAACACAAACAAAGGTGGGCTGCCAGAGCAGCGCACACTGAAACAGATACATTATAGCACTATTATGTCCACATGGCAACGAAAATTGCGCGGTCTCCCGGAATTTCGTGCAAAGCGTTCAAAAGCCCCGGAAAAACCCGGCGGAAGTTCCACGATCAGCCGCCGCCGGCTTCCAATTCCTGGCGGGCCAGCAGTCCGGCAATGAGCCGGTTGGACACAAGAAAGCCCTCCGGGGTCAGCCGCCACCGGCCCAGAACGGTCTTGACCGCCCAGCCCCGGCACTGATACTGCTCCAAAAGCCGCTCCAGAGGCTCGAAGTCCCGGAAAAAGGTCCGGCGGTACTCCCACTCCTCGATTCCGGCGGCGGTGCGCAGCCGGAGCATCAGATATTCCGCCGCACGCTCCTCCAGGGAGACGGCCTGCTCCTGCTCCGTCTGTCCGTTCGTCGTCTCGGACGTCGTCGCCGTTTCCGCCTCGCAGATCGCGACCGCATCGGATTTCGCAATTTGCCGGGATGCGCCGCAGCCATAGACGAAAAATAGGGTGCAGAGACAAAGCGCCATGTATGTCAGGGATCTCATACCGGATGCTTCACGAATAATTCCCACCCGGCGTTCACCTCCTCCATACGGGCGGGAACTCCGTTCTCGACAGCGCTCATGGCAGCCACGACCGGAACCATCGTTCCCCGGCGACGGGTGTCGAGCGGCGTATCCGGCGAAACCTTCGCACGGGTCATAACCGTGCGGATATAGTTCTCCGTGTGATTCTCCTGCGGCGGCGCATAGCGGCCGATCATCTCGCGCACCGTACGGCAGTTGTGGCGGACGCTGTAGGTATGGAGCAGCACGAACATTGCCCTGTATCCCCACGCCATGGACTCGAACGACTTAAAAGCGGGATCGGTACTCGTCGTCTCCCCTTTGTAGGTGGTCGCACTCCGGCGGATATTCCCCGGATTGCAGTTTCTCAATCCTCTGCTCATGTTCTTTAGAATCGTTGAATTGCGATAATTTTTTCAGTACGGGGCATTGCACCGACGGAGTCTTGCAGCGGAAGGCTTCTTGAATTATCTCGCTTTTGCGCTCCAATTCGTATTCCTTCGCTTCGACTTTCGCCTCAAGTTTCGCGACCTTCGCCGTCAGTCGGGCAATCTCCTCCTGCAGAAGCGACACCAGTTTCGACGTCTCGTCGATGCGGCGGCCGTTTTTGCCGAGGATCCAACTGACCAGTGCGATGGCGAGGGGAGCGATAACGTAGATGATCCATGTGTCCATTCGTTCGTCAATCATGTTCGACGGCACAAAATTAGTGCGGGCGGAAGGGGTAGGCAAAATGCAGGTAAATTCTTTACTTACATTTCTTTATGCCGCATAAAAAAATCCGTCGGTGTTTCTTTCGAAACACCGACGGACATACTTCCGTGTCCGATGGGAAAGCGAGCCGGAACCCGTGCGCGGGATTTTTCAAATCCAAACGGGCCGGGCAAATCCGCCCGGCCCGTTTGGGCTTATCGATTCAAAGTCCAGATGCCGTCGCTGCCCGTATCTTCGAACCAATATCGAACGAACGTCTCCTCCGGTCCGATATTTATCCGATCCTTTTTTTCAGCCGCTACCGACTCAGGATCGGCGTCCGGCTTGACCCATGTTTTCCATATCGGGAACAGATCCAGATAAGCTCCCTCTATCACATCGAGACTATAAACCGGCGTTCCCTCTATCTCCAGCGACTTGTTTTCGCCTTCCATGCGTAAATTGAACAGCATGGTGACTCTCCGGGGGGCAGCCTGCGAATGATCCTTCTCTACGAAACGATATACGACATACGCTTTATGCAGCTCCGGGAACGACACCCGTACATCGGGGACATAAGTCCGCTTCGACACACTCAACAGGCTGTCTGCCAGAGCTGCGCACTCTTCCAACGAAGAGCATTTCCATAATTCGTGCGTCGTTTCCTGTCCGTAGGAAAACAGCGTCCAAAGAGCAAAACATGCGGAAAAGATAATTTTTCTCATTGCTGATAAGGGTTTTGATTCTTTCTAAAGTTACAAAAAAACGGGCGATGCGCCCGTTCCTGAATTATTTCCGATCTATTTCCAACTTCACTTCGGCCATTGGCATCGTCGTTTCGCCCGTATCGTATCCGATCTCGAACGCTGTCCGGCAGGTCAGTACGTAGCATTCGTGCGAGCTGTCGGCCGAGACTTTTTTCAGATTCGTGCAGCACAGCGGAGAATAATCGCCCGCAGTGAACAGATGCAGTGCCGTGTGGATGCGTTCTGTCAGGTCCATGATTCGGAATGCCTCCTCTTTTTCCGATGCCTGCGACGAGGTCGTCGTCTGCGGGAGATCGGCGACCGTGACGAGCACTTGCGTGTCGGCCGTCCGGACGCCGCGTCCTTGCAGCGTGTAGTCGATATTCCCCACGTCCAACAGTGCGCATGGATATTGCACCGCAGAGCTCCCGTAGACGAGTTGCCCCCGGTCTTTATCAATATATGCGAGTTCCGGGACCGCAGTCCTCAGTCGTTCTTGTATGTTCGAGAGGATTTCCTTGATGTTTGTCATTGTCTCTGTTCGTTTTGTTATCGAATAGTTTCAGTTGCCGTCCGGCTTCGTCGTCGAGTTTGCCGACCGGCGTGTTGATGTAGTTCAACATGGTGCGGTAACAACACGGATAGACGGGGTTCACATATTGCTTCCACACCTTGAAGTAGCTTTTGGCATAGTTGCCCGGCTCATAGTGCCGCCGCACGATGTCGCAAACCAACTTGATGCGCCGGAGTGTATTTAGGTGGTGTTTACCCATTGCTTTGGCAGGTTTTGTGATTACTTTTGTAAAGGATTTCGTCATCATTCGACCCGCTTCGCCACACTCCGGCAGGCGGGTCATTCACTTTACCCACATGCAAAAAATGCCATTCGCAGGAGCATCGTCATGCCTCCGTCATACCCAGCGGCACGGGTGTCCACGCCCCGGTCTTTTCGTCCTTGAACTCGGCATAAATGAACGTGCGAGTAAAAGAGGGAATATAAGCCTCCTCGATGATCGTGATACCCTCGTCCAGTCGCTCGTTGTTCAGATCGTTCGCCAGTTTGCGCAGTTGCAGAGCCTTCGACGCCTTCATATTGCCCACAGCATCGCGCGACAACAGGCGCATGATCTGATTGACCAGCGCGCGGGTCGTGTCGTCCTTGATCAGAGCCAGGCAGGCTTCCTTGACAATGGCGATACCGTCGTTCACGGTGTCTTTCCAGCCATCGCAGCAACGGCGGCCGATGGTGATACGCTTGGTTCCCTCCGAATGGGTGAACGTATGGCTTTTCTGCCCGTCTTTCGTCCGTTTCAGCACGTCGGCCTTCATGTCGAGAATCTGCCGGAAATTCTCTTCGATCGTGCGCTTCGTGGCGCTGATGGATCCGCTCAACTCTTGGAGCATCGGGAGTGCTCTCTCGACCTCCTCGTCGACCATCCGACCGTATACCTCCCTGTCTTTCTTGGCCTGCTCGGCCTCGGCCTTTTTGGCTTGGGCCGCTTTGAACGCTTCGTACTGGGCCGCTTCCTCGGCGGTCATCTGTACCGTCCTTGTTTCGCTGTTGTTCATTGTTGCACTATATTAATTGGTTATTCCGTTGATTTAATTGGGTAATCCATCCACCGGGACGTAAATAATCCGAGGCGTCGATGCGGGTTCCGGTTGTCCCGGCCGAACTTTCAACCCGCCGTGCCGCTCGATGGAGCGGAGTTTTACCGTCAGCGTCTCCAGCTCGTCCTGTGCAAGGGCGCCGAACTCTTTGCCCGCGATACGAGGGTCGCGGCAGAAAGCATGGATCCGTGTCCAGTCCGTCGTATCGATACCCAACCGCTGCATTTGCTTGAGTGCGGCCGATCGATACTTGCGGAGCTGTTCCCGCCGGATACTCCAGCCGTCTTTGAGCGACCGGTCGAGCACATCGCACATCGTTCGGTATTCGGTGGCGGTCATTTCGCGCAGACGGGTCGTCCGGCCGTCGGTGTACTGCCGAACCAATCGTTCTTTCATCTCCTCGTCGTGAACCGGCAACCGAGCCAAAAGGGCATAAAATCGAGCGTAATTCATATCGCTTTTTCGTTCAAATGATACTTTACGGCCCCTTCTTCCCAAATGGTAAAACAGGCGGCTGCATCGTCGGCATACCGTCCCTGACAGTAGGCCCGATAACCTTTCGTGTAGACCTTCACGCCGCAATCGAAGCGGATGTCGTCGGCCATCTTGCCTTTCGGCCGGCCTTTGTAGACCTGTGACACGAGAATGAACGACTTGCGCGGGAAACGGTCGAGCAACTGTTTCTTCAGCCGGGCGAAACTCTGCACGTCGAGATACTGCACCGAATCGACGACAACGAAATTCGCACTCTTGGGCTTGGCCAGCCGCTCGACGAGTTCGGCGACCGTGATGCCGGTCACGACCTTGAATTTCCCGGCCGCCTCTTTCATCCGCAAGCGTTTTACCCGTTTTTTGAACGAGAGGTTGGCCCCCTCCTCCAAACTCACGTAATCGACCTTGCCGAAGTCGCAGAGTTTCTTGGACAGCATCATTACGAAAGAACTCTTGCCGCTGGTCGATTCGCCGCAGACGAACCACCGCTCGAACCGCGACGGGCGGCCGAAAGCCCGTTCCCACTCTCCGTCGAGGGGCAGTTCCGGGATTCGCAGGTTCTCTATTTCCGTCGGTGAATAGGCTCGCATCGTTATTCTCCTTTCGTGATCAACGTGTATACCCGACGCAGGCTGCCGTCGCTCTTACGGGCGATCTGCTTGTAGTCGGTTCCTCCCGGAGCATTCGCCTGTGCGATCATCATAGCCTGGCCGAGCAGGAACTTCCGGCGCTCGTCGCCCTCCGGCGGCGTAATGCTGTTGTACTTGTCGCCGCACCGGCTTCGGATTTCGGCGAAGCCCACCGTTTTGAACTCCACGCCACGCTCCAGTTTGGCCCTGAACCCGTCGGCACCCATCAGATACCACGAACAGCAGCCCTCGGTACCGTTCCACGCGGCCTTGATTTCAAGGAAAGCCTCGTAGACCAGGTCGCCGGCCTCGTCGAGAATGATTTGCGGGCGATCGAGCGTCCGCAGGTAGAACACCAGATCGTCGTAGACATCCGCATAACGGCTGACGGAGTTGAGACCGAATTCGCGGGCGATGAAACGGAACAGACGTTGTTTGGTCTTGACCTGCGAGCAGTCCACGTACACGACGTTCTTGTGCGTTGCCGCATGATGGCGGGCCGCTACCGTCTTGCCGATGTTCGGAACGTCGCAGAACATACCCGACAGACTGTTGGCCCGGCAAAGCTCCAGCTGGGCCGAGAGGTAGTCGAAAGTCGGTGTCCGCACAATCTTCCATTCGGCACCGTCGTCGAGACTGACGCCCAGACGCCGGGCAATGGACATCCATTTCGCATCGCTCAATTTCTGGTCGGTGTTGCCTTTTTTGATCTCGCTGTAAACCGAGGTCGAGATACCCAACGCGACGGCGTGTTTCGCATCGCTGGTGTAGTTTTGCCGATTGCCGGATATGGCCAATACGATCCGGGTTTTAATGTCGTTCGAAATCATATCGAATAGCGTTTTAATATCATTCAGAGGTCTTGTTTCGCCAGTGCAGCGTAATCGGTGCCGAAACTGAAATCGTCGAGGGTTTCCGGGGTGGCGGCCGGGGCTACCGTCTCGACCGTTTCCACCTTGTCGGCCGGGGGGGCATGCGGCAGAATGCGCACCTTTCGGATTTTTTCCCGCTTCATCAGCGCATCGAACTCCGACACGTATTTCGCCTGTTCGACGTATTTCTGCCGGTCTTCATCCGTCTGCTCGGCCGTCGCCTCGTTGTAGGCCCCTACGGGTGCACATTTGGCGATAAAGGTCGCGTCTTGGTAGATGTATACCTCGGAGACTTCGCCTGCCTCATTCGGCAGATAATAGGCCTGCACCTCGTAATCATTGGGTGCCAGCCGTTCGAGCAGCTCCGGCGACGGCAGGCGGAATTTCTCGCCGCGCACGGTGCAGTACATGCTGCGGCGGATCGACGTGCGGGTCTTCTCCCCGATAAAGCGGTAGAGCAGTGCCTTGTCGACGGGCGACAGATCGGGATTCTGATTCCCACAGAGCACCTCCCAGCGCGTCAGTCCGGGGTATAGCTTTTGGTTCGGGTGTTTCTGATTGTTGTATTCGGCGATGGCCCGAATATCGTCGGCCACGAGTCGTTCATAGGTGCAGGTCGCCTCTTTGTAGGTGTTGTTATGCTCGTCGTAGATTTTCTCCTCTTTCGGGCGATTGGCCTCCAGTCTGGCGTACCAGCGGCCGATGCCCACCTGCCGGCGCTTTTCAATGCCGTATTTTTTTACCCGGTTGAAGTGCTCGGCGCGCTTCTCCTGCGAGTTGCCGGGATTGCACCACCGCACGAACGGGAAAACGACGCCCGCGCAGTCGATGAACAGGGCGGCCGTCTTGAGCCGGTTGTAAGCGTAGCCGATCACGCAGCCGGAGGCCACATCGTAGGCGTAGTAAGCCTTGACGCGGGTACCGTCGGCCATCTTGCGCGGCAGGTCGCGGTCGTCGAGCGAAATCTTCGAGAAGGCCCACACCGGCGCCTTGCGGTTGTGGTGCGGACGGTATCGGTTGTTGAAATCCCATGCGCTGTCGTGGAGTTTCGAGCGCAGGGCGCGGTTTTTCGGATTGTTCAGATAATTGGCGACGGTCGCTTCGCTCAAGGCAATGGGATCGCCGTTTTTGTCGGTGAACTCCTCCGGGTCGAACAATTCGCCCGTTTCGGGATCGTAGACGTCCAGTTCGCCGCAGACGAATTGATTGTACATCTCGGCCACCGTCGTGTTGAACGGCCGCTCCGGCAGGCTGTCCAGCGAGAGGATCAACCGTTCGATGCGGTAATTCACTTTGCGGGAGTTCTGATTCTGGAACTTGCCGGAGATCAGACAGGCATAGCCCATGCGGTTGAACTCGGCGACCTTTTTACGGAAGCGCAGGGTACTCTCCGGCAAGGTATGGCCGTACTCCTGTTTGAAATAAGCCACGGCCGCCGCCATCTCGTCCCATTGCACCCGTCCGCCCGGCTGGGCACGGCGCAGGGCCCGCCATCTCGTCCCATTGCCCCCGTCCGCCCGGCTGGGCACGGCGCAGGGCTTTGGTGTTGGCCATAAGCTGCAGGACGGCCCGGATGACCGAAGCATTCACCGTGTACTCGGCAACTTTGGCGGCCGGCAGCAGGTCGCCGTTGTCGAAGCGGAAGTGCGAGAAGAACGTGCGGGCCTCGGCGTCGAGGGAGTAGTTGTCGCGAAACCATTTCTGCAACTGCATCGCGCCGCCCTCCGGGTAGATTTCTCTGGCTGCAGCCTTGTACTTGTCCGGCAGACTGTCGAATACGACCAGCGCATACTGCCCCCGGCAAGCGCGGCGGGCGACCTCGACCTTACCACGGGCAGATAACTGCTTGTAGTTGGATTCGGTCATGACCGCCATCAGCTCGCGGGCCGATATGCAAAGCGTATTGTTGTGGTACTCCATCGTTATTGGTATCGTGTTCCCCATGCCGCTATCGCTGCGGATAAAACCCTCGTTTTCATGGGGATAATTGCTGAAGGCTGGATTTCAGCGATTCCGAATTATGGGTTGGCTGCTCGTATCTCGGCCTCGACAGGTTTGGCCTCCGACGTATAGGCCGGATGCGAATCGATAAGCCTGTTAAAAATCATCTGCAGGGAATAGAGCACATCGCCCCACATGGCAAGTGTCAAGTCGTTGAAGGTCGCTACCGGCTGGTGGTCGATGATGATCGCCGCCGCGTTCGTCTTCGTGTTTACATGCAATTCCACGCGATCGCCAAAACTTTGAATCATCATACCCCGTGCATGATCGTGGGTCGTCTCCACATTGGGGCAATAACCTTTCGGAGCCGAAATGCCCAGATAAATCATCCCTCCGCGCCGAAGCGCTGCCGCCCGCAGCATATTGTCGCGTCTGCTATTGCATTCGTATTTCAATGCCCGATTCAACACGACCGGATGCACCTGAAAAGTTTCCCGAAGCTCTCTCGATACGGCAGGAGGCAATAAAATTTGTTTTTTCATAACATGATATATGAGTTATTCGCTATATTTGTTTCGGTGTTGTATCATAACAATAATGCAAATATAGGGATAATTATCCCTAAATTCCAAATAAAAATGGGAGAATTTTCAACCAAACAGGAAAGCATTTTATTGCGTGTTGAAAAAATAGCACAAAATGAAGGAGTTACAATAGGTGCTGTCGAGCGTAAGATTGGGGCGAGCAAAGGCGTTCTTTCCAGAGCCATTGCAAAAGGAACCGATATCCAATCCAAGTGGCTGCAATCGGTGGTTGAAAATTATCCCTCATATTCCGCAGAATGGCTATTGACCGGAAAGGGGGATATGATCAAAAGACCGGATGGCCAACAAGCCGGACTGAAAATTCAGGAAAAATTTTCTTTGAAATCGGATCATTTCGTCGACTTGCAACGTGTTCCGTTGTATAACCTGGAAGCCACAGCCGGTCTGGTGGCTTTGTTCGAAGATGTCAAAACGGTACCACTCAGCTACATATCATTGCCCGATCTGCCTGCTTGCGACGGAGCCGTATATGTACGGGGAGACAGCATGTATCCTTTGCTCAAAAGCGGGGACATCGTTCTGTACAAGCAGGTACACGATATGAAATACGGAATCTTCTGGGGCGAAATGTATCTGATTTCATTCAATATCGACGGAGAGGAGTTCATTACGATCAAATATATTCAGAAGTCGGAGCAGGAAGATTGCATCAAATTGGTTAGTCACAATCCGCACCATAACCCGACGGATATTCCGCGATGCATGATCCGTGCTTTGGCCATCATAAAAGCGAGTGTGCGCTATAATACCATACGATAACCTGTGCTTGCCTCTCGTGCCCCCAGTAAAGGGAGGATACATGCTCAAATTGTCGAAAAACACAACAATAACCTGTCTGTCAATCATTTAAATTAAGGCCATCTATAAACGGACAGGGCAGTTTCCTGCCTCTATAAGCCCGATTTTCGGGACTATATTCCAAATTTCGGGCATTGTTTATCTCTGTGAGGGGTGTCAAAAACCGGGGTTTGTAACCCCATTGCTTAAAAAATGTAACCCCATTTTGTAACCCCAGTAGTAACCGCAATCCATATTCTGACGTTTTTCAAAGGGTGTTCGAAACGAAGCCCGAAAGGAGGCAAATGGCCCTCGGACGAATGGTAAAACAAGTAATTTTTATGGCGATTCTGCGGCTTAACTCCCTGTTGTAGGCATCGGTGCCGCATAACGAAAGAAAAGGGCGTAAATCTTTCGATTTCGCCCTCTGAAATTTCATCGACAATATCGACCGCCGAAATTGGCCGTGCTAATTATACTGGAATTATAGGAAATTACCCGTTTCGTTTTTTGTGGTGCGACCAGGGTTTTTCACGTATTTATCTGTATTACATTATACTTACGTCTGTTTTCCTATCACTACGAAACATACGTTTCGTTCTCCCCCTTATACGGAGCGGCAAGAGGCCGAAACGGCGGCCGATCTGTGCGAAGAGGTCGCGGCGGAGTCCCCGGCTGTTGCCGGCGTCGCCGGGCGGGAGGGACACGGAAAGAGTGCCGGTGTCGAGGAAGCTGCCGGGGCGTCGGTCGCGGCCGGGCCTGTGGCGGCGGAAGCCGCCGAACGTCGGGAGGTGCGTCAGGAGCGTGTCGAGAGCAAGCGGTACGCGGCTTCTGGGGCTGTCGCGAGGAGTGCGGAAAAGACGATGTCGGTGCGCGAAGAACCGGCCGCCGGGAACGATCCGGCGGAGGATGCCGCCGTGCGGGAGGACCGGACCGGGGCCGATTCGGATTTCGGTGCGAGGAATGCCGCTGTCGTCCGGGGGGCGGAAACGGCCTCCGCGACAGACCGGAGGCCGCCGTCCTGCGGGCAGGACGATACGATGCGGATT